ACTCTGTTGGATTTATAAATGAAAATATGTCTGTTTGTGTGTTTGTTGCTTGAGGTGGAGGGGCGGGTGCATCCGGTTGCGGAGCGCCCAGCCTCTCTGGGTTATTTCTTCTTGACAAATGTCACCTTCTTTCTGTGTACTGCCCTAGCCAGTCTGCTGGCTTCTTTTTATTGCATTACCTTTGTCTCTGTTGACGGCTTCGTTGGTCACTGCCGAGGAATCTGTGCCATTAATAATAGACTCATATACGGCATAATCATATCTGAAAGTAACTTCTAAATTAAGTAATTCTTCACCGGCATAATCCAAATCACCAAACTTTGCATTTGTAATAAATGGACTTCTTAATGTCCACTTACCAATTTCCTTACCAAATCCATCAATCTCTTGAATAATGACATGACCGGTTGCCGCCAAAGCTGCAGCCTTATTTGGGGTTCCGGGGGCAATTGCCGCCGAGGTGGCCGCGTTGCGATCACCGGCAGCGCCGAAGAATTTGCTCTGGTCAAAAGGATCAAAATATCCAGATCTATATAATGCTTGATATAAAATCTTATTTCCATCAGGAGCCACAGCGTTAACAAGAGTTGCTGTTACAGGATCCCAAGTTACAGCACCTGGGTAGTAGTATGTGTTTCCAAGAAACTTGTGTTCTGTCTCGCCTATAGTGTAAGCGGGTTTTGATACAGTCTTTGCAAGGTATTGCATATTGATTGCTTGTCCATCGACTGCTAATAAGGGTAGATTCAGTAGGAATCTATGTTGTCTTCTTGGTTCTGATGCAGCTATGTTCCAAAATGCCATTTTATATAATCTCCTGTTATCCTATAAATATATAGTCGGGGGGAATGAAACCCCCCGGTTTATTTTAATCTTCGAAGGACGCTCCGGTTCTCGTGATGTTAAAGTCAATCGCGATAAATTCGATTGCTCTAGCAGGCTTCAAGAAAATCTTTGCGTACATAATGTTTCTATCTATCAAATCCGGGGTTGTTGTTGTTTCATCAAGAACGACCTTGAAATCGGAAAGACCAAAGTTTGTTTGAACCTCAGACAAGAATGGATTTACTTGTGCCTTGAAGCGTTCCCAAGTTACATTTACGTTTGGATCAAAGAGCAAGCCAGATGCGATCTGGGAGATGCGCTTCTTGACAAAGATCATTAGACGGCGAACGTTGATGCGATCCAAAGCAGAAGGTGTGACCTGTAGTGTCTTCTGTCCGAAGATCACAACACCCTCAGCCGGGAACTTAGCGATTGGGTTAATGTTCGCTGTGTAAAGATCATCGCGATCCTTGCGACGAAGCTGGTGAGCTACATCAACAACTGGGATACCTGCGGAGCCTTCTGTAAGTCCACCGCGGTTGAAACCAGCTGGTGCGAACCAAACCTGTGTCTTACGCTGTGAGCTAGAGAATGTACCAATGGCCGCTACGGATGGTGGGAGCCAAAGGAAGGCACCGTTGATGGTGTCTCTGGCTCTGACCCATGGGTAGTAAGCGCAACCGTATGAGGAGTTTAGTCCTCGGTCTCTCAAACCATTTACAAGTGTTGTAATGTTGTTTGATGTGTTGTTACGGTTAATCGCTGTGCCTTCCTCGCGTGGGGTGAAGGCGCCTGGAAGATCGATAACTGCTAGAGCGTCTGCACGGTCCTCACAAGTTCTTACCAAGTGAGTTGTTAGACCATCCTGTGTAAGACCCGGAACTGCCGCTAGGTTCATCTCAACTACCTCTGGGTCAGCTACTGAGTCTATGGCTCTACGGATAGAGAAGAACTCATAACTGTTTGTGTCAGAAGGAGTGCCGGACATTGTTCTGTTAGCAAATGGATCCATCTCTAAAACGTCCGTTCCGTCAAATCCACCGAATAGCGGCACTGTGAAACGATCGTAACCAGCGTCCAGTACACCCGCGATGGCTCCGTTAGTAAATGTGTAAGAACCAGCTGGAGCGCCAGATACAACACCAGCGTGGGATCCTGTTACGTATACACCCTCTGCTGCTGAACCAGAAGCAATATCGTCCAATGTAAATGTAGGCGAAAGAACGGTTGCTGCTGCAGCGGACGATCCTTCAATATCTACAATACCACCACGAGGTCTTAAGAGGTCCAAGGTTGACTTCTCGTATCTTGTGCTGGCGGCATCTGGTGTTGTTTGCAAACCAAAGTAAGCATCTGTTGGGTTAGTAAGGTTGCCGTCTGTTGCGTTTGCACGTAATGTTGGGCGTGGGTACGCAACGGAAGCACTAACAGAAGAGCCGGAAATCACGAATACACTATTTGTGTAACCGGTTGGAACTGTAAGTGAGCCAGTGACCCAGTTACCGCCCGGGGCTGCAGAACCAGAAATAAGATCTTCTTCGTCCTCGTATTTAACGATACCTTGGAAACCGAATGGTAGAAGCGCAGCATCTGTTACGCCAGCATCCACATCGCTATTCATAGAAATGTAAACGTACTGTGAGTTGTTCTGGTAGTTGCCTTCCTGAATGTAACGACGCTCACTCTCATCCCAGGTCTCTCTGTAGTCACCAATCTTGCGAGCTACATAATCAAGAGAGTTAGGGTTAAGAGTACAGTTGTTAAACTGCTCTACAACACGAACTACGTTGTCGCTATCACTGATGTGGCGAATGACTACAGAGAATGTGCCGTAATCAGTGTCGGTATTAGTGGACTGCTTGATGTCTTGGATAGAAATCTTAATGTTTCTATTTGTCCAATCACCGGCATCGCCTCTTGCGATAAACTGGAACAAGTTAAGAGGCGCCTCTGTTGGAGCAAGTCGGCAACTAATAACCTGTGGTGTTCTAGCTGATCGTACTGGCTGGCGGAAATCTTCACCAATGTACGAAGCGTCATGGTAGATCCTTGCGACTGCAGCATAAGTTGTAGCACTAGAGTTAAGAATGTTGTTGATGTGTCCATCAAAAGTTTCACCCAAGAAGTAATTCTTTGTATCTGTTGTAATACCCGAGTTAAGTCTCTGTGGGTTCGTGTTAAGAACCTTACGAATGTAACGAGCATCAGTTTCAGTAAAGTTGAAAGTTACCTTCTCTTCTGTGGATCCGCTCTTAATAAGCGCTGTGAAATTAGAAGATGCTTCTTTGATAACGTAATCAGAACCTGAGACAATATCTCCGTCTTCAAAGGCACCAGCCGATGCAGTAGCGGCCAATACAGTACCACTTAACTCAACAACGTAATCCTCAGCTGTGTAGATGACTGCTGCGAGAGCACCTGATAGAGAGCCAGTGACGCCTGTTGCTGGAGTGTTTGTGTTGAATAAGAAAACGCCGTAAGCATCTCCACTCGCTTGCCAGCCGGCTTCGCCTGCTGTTGTAGCGTTTTCAGACTCAGCGCCAAGTAAGCGAATGTAAGTTAAAGGAGAGCTATTTCGGAGATAAGCTTGAGCTGCATACATGCCGTATGTTGTAGCAGTTGTGTTAGAGCCTTGCCGCCACACATCATCGCCGGCGGTGCCTGGGCTTGGCGTACCAAAAACATTCACAAACTCTTCAAAAGAGTTAACTGTTATTGGTCTTAAGGCTGGCCCCTTCTCAGCGCGACCAATGATAACTGGACCGATTCCGGCTGGGGAAGCAGGAATCTGGGAGTTATCAATTTCGTTGACGAAAACGCCTGGGGATACAAATCGGTAATTCTTAACTGACATTCGTTCGGTTCTCCTACATTGCGAAAATGTTCAAAGTAAATAGTGTTAAATAGTGGGAAGAGAATTATTCTCTGTAAAAACCATCTTTTATGTTTTGCGGGATGTCGCCAAATATAGTTCTCTCTCTTCCAATCTTAAATTCTACAGCGTTCTCACGCTTTACAATCTTAGGTCTTTCTTGGTTTTCGCCCTCACCGATAAGATAACCCATTACTTCTATATTGATGTCTGTTTCGTAGTTACGTTGCTCCATGCCTAGGTTTGCTTGATTGGAATTATTGGCAAAACCACCATCAACAAACACTTCATAAGCGTGACCCTCATTGGTGATTCTTTTAGGCATCCGAGAGTTTCCTGGCACGGTAAGGAAAGGGCGAATAAGTTCATTCATTTGTTGCTGATACTCGGTTCTAATAGAAACTTGGTATGACACCTTAACCCAGACCGGTAAGGGTATTGTTATCGTTTCGTAAACAGTTTTAGCAGTTGACATGTTTCTTTTATTGGTATTGTACATCTTGCTCGAAACATTGTTGTCTGGACCGTACTTTCTATTTGCCTGCGCATTTTGAAACTCAGCTGTTTTCTTTTGATTAATTTGGCGCGCAATTGTTATAGTGCCACCTTTTTCATCATTAACGGGATATAGATTGGCATATACGGTGCCTCTGTAGTTTGGCTCTTTGGTTACGTTGGTTCTATTCAGCGTTATTAAAGGAAGGATTAAGGTTTCTTCTTTATCTCGCAGATCCTTGTTGTGTTTTATCTGGAAGGCTCGCTCTGCTGTAACCCATAGAACTGGAACTTTCTTGAAACCATCGTTAGTATTCGTAAAAAGGTTAAGATCTTCATCAATAAATTTAAGCATGGCCCCATCAATTGTTTCTAAAGACGAAGGCATAAACTCTATCTCTTGAAGTTTAGCAGCAACTTCTTTGTCGCCAACATAATCAAAACGTTGTGATCTTTTGTCCTTTATTTGTCTTTCTGTTTTTTTGCTGCGTGACATTTATTTATCCTACGTAAATGCCGGCTGGAATATTCTCAAGAACCTTCCTGCCAGAGTCTTGCATTGAGGAATCCACAGTAGCCAACTTATCATATGTTGTTTCATCAAGGATAGTTTTAAGTTCATCTCTCAACTGATCCATTTCAGTTCTGGCTTGCGAAAGAAGTTCGCCCGCGTTAAGAGTTACAGACTCTCCTGGGATTGGAACAGAAGAAAACTTACCTCTTACTTGCCCCAATATCTCTTTTGTTAAAGCCAAAGCAAATCTACGAATCCATTGCTTACCTATGGCATTAATGTTTTCATATGGAATGTTCTCGAATGGAAGTGTGTTAATGTTATTAACACCCTCGGCGCCGTTATCTACTCCTGGCTGATTGTCCCAAGGCTCATATTGGTTATTAATTGTAAACTGAACCCAGAACTTTTCCGGTGAAGTGCTGTCCGGGGTTGGGAAAATTCTTAGCTTGTTGTCGTGAATTTCATAAGAGTAATGTGAAACTCTTGTCCAAAGCGCATCTTCGTAAGCCATTGCTTGAAGTTTGTTTTGCCAAGTTGGGACAATCTCAAAAGTAGAATCGTCAGCATACTGACCGTAAGTTCTTAAGTTACCTACAACTGAGAACCCACCGTAGTAACCATAGAATCTCCACATTGCTCGTGGTGTTTTGAAGAATACTTTTCTGATAGTTACTCTTTTGTCCCCGACCTGTTGGTAGAAAGCAGATGAGGTGTCAGTTGCAGATGAAGCAGAGATGATTGTTTGTAAATCGTAATCTTGCTGATTGGTTACTCTATCTACTGATGCAGAGTAAATCGGAGTTGTTCCACCAAAGCCAGCTTCTGTTGCAAGACCCTCTGAGATTCTACGAACATAGCCATAATCAAATCTTGGATAACGTAAAGCAATGTTAGATCCCGATAAAGAACTTCCTGATACTATCTGTCCGTCTGAATCAAAAGAGCCCGTGCTAGCACCAAGATAAGAAGAAAGAGAATTCTTTGTTTGAAATAAATTTACTAAGTATGAGTATTCTAAAACTGCTTCTTCGTAAGCAGCGTAGACATTTCCTTCTGCCAATTCAATATCCAATACATCGCCGCCCAGCTTCTTATATGTGTAGGCAACCTGATCTGCAGCGCCTGATAGGAAAGCATTTGATGTAGCGTAAATACCAAAAGGTAACGTTGTAGCGACACTGCCTGCTGCTCCCGTGACCGGCAGAATATTAGCATTTGAAGTTGATGCTGGGTTTAAATTTGGAATTGCCATAGAAGAATCCTCGTTTTGCTCTATTAATAAATAGAAAGCCCCACCTCAAAAGAGGCAGGGCTTTCATTATTTTGACCTTAAGTCAGGTAGTGTTAGCCTACGAGACCCTTGCAGACAACCAAGCCGTACATGTCTGGACGGACCATCTTCTTGGCGTAACGGGTCATGACACCCTTACGAGGTACGAAGTCCTCTACACCGAAGATTGTTGGTGTGGTCTGTAGTGGTACGTAAGGTGCGTACACGTAACCGCTCTCAAGGAAGCTGGAACCACGTCGACCAACGAGGATCAACTGACGTGGGAAGTATGGGTCAACCATAACATCAAACTTCTTGGAGAGAGCACCAACCTTGACAGCACCGATATCACCACGGTCAGCATCAGCTGTAACGTTTGCACGGAAGCCAGCTGTGAACTCAAGGATGTTGGCAACTTCTGGTCCGCAGACTACGAAGTTGGCACCACCACGGAGTGTCTTTCTGTGGATCTGGGCGGAAACGTCGTTGATTGTCTCAACGAGAGTCTCGTACCACTCGGATACGTTACCAGTGAAGTCCTGAGTCACTGTGGATACAGCACCTGTCTCGCGATCAAGGAACTCACCTGGGTGACGGGACCAGTAACGGATACCAGCGGAAGAGTCACGTACAAGATCCTCAAGGATCTCGCGATCGATCTCAAGAGCAATCTGCTCAGAGAGGATCTGTGTAAGCTCAACCTCGGCATCAAGGTTGTGGTAAGCGTTGAGGTCTTGACCCAACTCTGGTGTCCACTTAGCCTTGAGCTTCTTGGTTACAGCAGTGACTGCTACGGAATCGACCTGAATGTCGATCTCTGGGATGTCTTCAGCTCCCTCAAGACCCCATGTATCGTTACCTACAACAGAACCGAGAGCACCGCCTGGGTCGAAGTTATCAGCGATAGGTAGTGTGAAAGCCGTAACGGCGCCAAGAAGACCAGCAACTGCAGCTGCAGAACCAGTGCCAACAGCTGTAATAAGAATGTTAGCATCGTCCTCTTCATCCTTACGAGTCAAACGGCGAACCTGTAGTCCATCCTGAAGACCTGTTGCGAGGATTGCAACGTAGTCATCAAAGTTGAACTGGCCGGCTGAAGCAGAAGCAGCAGGAATTGTAGCAATAGCTACACCGGAACCAGAAACGAGATCTGGATCGAACTCAAGCATCTCAGTACCACCGTAACCATCTGTGAAGCCAGCGTCGGCATCGAATGCACCACCAACATCAACGTTACCAGATGCTACGAGTGTGGGAGTAACAGTGATAGAGCCTGTTGGGGAAGAGTAGCCGTTGTTGAGGGCGTATGGACCACGCTCAGCGTTAACGCCGGAGAGGTCGACACCACCTGTCAACTGGGCACCAACAACGCCACCACCGTAGAGTGATGTACCTGTTGGGTAACCTAGACGTGGGTTATCAGCTGTCAAGCCAGCACCAATATCTGTAGAGACGGTGAAGTCTAGGAAGAAAATGAGACCTGATGGAAGGCTCATTGGCTGAACGCTAACGAGATCGTTGGCGATCAAGGAACCGAATACTCGGCGTACTAGTGGGAATGCAACGGCTGCAAAACCCTCAACATCTCCACCCGCCATGGATGAAGACTCACGGAGAAGCTCCTTTGCCTGATTCTCAAGCAAACGGGCCATACCGTTTCTCTGGTTATCGTCGGTGATACCCTCAAGAAGACCAGTCTGCTCCCACTTGTTAATAAGTGCAGCACCCTCGGTCGAGAGGTCACGATTGACGATACCTTCTGTCAATCTTTCTACAATAGACATTTTTATATACCTCCTGAATGTTATTGTTTATTTATTCAAACCTGCTAAACGCAGC